GGGCAAGGTCTGAGACGCAGGAACAGGGAACTGATCCCTGGAATCTCCGTGCTTCAGCGCGGAGAGCATGTCAACTCTTGTTCACGCCCGCAGGCAGTCTGCCCGACGTGATGGGCTCGACGGTGGGCGCAGGACCACTCCCGGCCACGATGCTCGGCATTGCGCCCGTGGTTGAGGCGCACGCCGGGACGCTGGCACTCGTGGTCGAGGAAGGGCTGCCGCAAGGGGCCGTGCTCAAGGGGAAACTGGTGACGGTGTACGGGGCCATTTAGGCCCCTAGGCGGCCCTAGGAGGCCTTCTTTTTCTTCTGCTCTGGCGCCAGCGTCAAAAGGAGCGGTTGCACAGGTGTTGGGGGAGGGCCAGTATATTTGCGGCTATTACAGCTTTTACAAGCAGGCACAATGTTGTGCACATGATGATCGCCATGTTGTGAAAGAGGGGTTATGTGGTCTTGCGTGAGACGTGCCATCTTGCGGCCACAATAGGCACAGCGATGTCCAAAGGCTTCTTTGATCTCCTGCCATTGGGCTGTCGAGAGGGTATTGCGAGTGACGCCCTGTTTCTGGGCTTTTCTGCGTTGGTTGGCGACATTACATTGTGCCCGATGGCTCTGGGCATAGGCCCGTTTCTTGAGCCTTATTTTTTCGCGATTGGCTTCAGCATAGGCGCGTTTCTCTGCCTTAATCTTCTCGCGATGGGCGTGACGAAATTGCTTTGCAGAAAGGTGTACTTGTTCGCGATTGGCCCGATAATACTGTTTGGCGTATAGGCGTAACTTTTCGCGATGCCCCTCGCGAGCACGATATTGGGCAGCATAGAGGCGTAAATCTTCGCGGTGAGCTTCACGATACTGTTGATTGGTGAGAAGTTGTTGCTCGCGAGTGGCCTGATAATACTCTTGATTATAGAGACGTAACCTCTCGCGATGGACTTTGTAATACTGTTCGTTATAGAGCCGTTTACGTTCTTTACGTGCTTCGGGTGTCTCTGGCATGCTCTCATCTCCGTCATGAGGTCCGGTGTATGATGCACGGAAACCAGCCGGAAACTGGCTTATTGGGCTGCAGACCCTATCCGTGCATGTATGCAGTATAGCATACGTCAGTATTAGGATAATTATACCCAAAAAGGGTAGGTATGACTACCGCAAGAAGCATCATCAGATCAGCGCTGTTAGACATCGGTGTTGTAGCACAAGAAGAACCAATGTCAGCAGGGCAAGCAGAGGACGCGCTTGATCTCTTGAATCAATTGCTTGACTCATTTAGTACAGAGAGGCTTTGGATATATTTTACACCGCAGACGGTCATTACTTGGCCATCCGGGAGTCAGATGCAAACATGGGGAATTCCTGGCGGCGACATCCTCACGCCGCGCCCGATCAAGCTGGCCGCGCACGCTACCTACACGCTGGATGCCTACGATTACCCGCTGGAGGTGCTGGAGCGGCAGGAACAGTACGCGGGGATCAGTTGGAAGGCGCTCGGCTCGACGCTGCCTCTGGCGGTGTACTACGCGCCACAGATGCCCCTCGGTGAGCTCTATATTTGGCCAATTCCGCAAGGTGTGGACTCCACGATTACCGTGTATCCCTGGCAACCGCTGCGGCAATTCCTCAGCCTCGACGACGAGATCGCGCTGCCGCCGGGATATGGCCGGGCACTGCGCCTGAATCTGGGGCTCGAAGCTGCGCCCTCCTATGGGGTGCAACCCTCGCCGCTGCTGGTGCGCAACGCCGAGCAGGCGAGACAGGCGATTCAGGTCCCGAATACGGACATAGGTCGGTTGCGGCTCACCCCGGGGGCGGGGGTGCCGTCCTCCGGGCTGGCGGATTTTTACGCGGGGAGACCGTAGCGGCGCGAAGCGCCGAGGAAGATGAACGATGCCACCTTTCCCCGGGTTTGTGTCACCCACCGGTGCTGGCCGTGCCTCCGTCGTCAGTGCCGAGCGCACGGTGAATCTCTACCTCGCCGACAACCCCAACCAGCGTGGCCAGTTCGCGCTGTACGGCATGCCCGGGCTCCGTCCCGTGACGCTCCTGCCCTCGGCGCCGATGCGTGGCCTGTATCAAGCGAGTGTCGGCCGCACGTTCGCGGTGACCTCCACGACGCTCTTCGAGCTGTTCGCTGGCGGCACGTTCACCTCGAGAGGCACCGTCCCGACGGGCACGGGGCCGCCTTCTCTCACCGACGATGGCATCCATCTGGTGCTCAGCGTCGAGGGCGTCGGCCTGGCCCTCAACTTTGCTACCAATGTGCTGACCACCTTGCCCCTCACCGGGCCGCAGTCGTGGGGCCGGGTGGCGTATATCGATGGTCGCATCCTCACCCATGAACCGGGCACGAGCCGCTTCTGGTACACGGATATTCTCGCAGCAACGACCTGGCCGGCCCTGCATTTTTACCAGGCAGAGGCGCGCCCAGATGCCCTGGTGACGCTCTTTGTCGATACGCGCACGCTCTACTTGCTGGGCCGCCAGAGCACGGAAATCTGGTATCCGACGGGGGATGCCCTGAACCCCTTTGCGCGCAACCAGTCGAGCTTTCTGGAGCAGGGCGGGGAAGCCCCGGGCGCCGTCGTGGCGGCCAACAACGGCCTGTACTGGCTGGGTGGCTCGGCCCGTGGGCAAGGCCCCGTGTGGCGCTTGGAAGGGGCGACGCCCAGGCGCGTCTCGACGACGGCGATAGAGACCGCCATGAGCCGCATGCCCACCGTGGGCGACTGTGTGGCCTTCCCCGTGTCGTGGGGTGGGCACTCGTGGTTGCTGTGGCACTTCCCGAGTGGCAATCAGACGTGGATGCTGGACACCAATCTCGAGGCGTGGACGGAGTTAGCCGACCTCGGGGCGGATGGCACGCTCCAGGCGTATCGGTGCGCGACGCATGCCTACAGTGCCGGCGTGCATGTGCTGGGGGACCGCGCCACGGGGCAGATCTACCAGCTCGATGAGACGTACTTCCAGTACGGCACGGACCCGATCTACCGCGAGCGCATCAGTCCACACCTCAGGAACGATCAGCAACGCGTCACCTATCAGCTGTTCGAACTGGTCATGCAGACGGGCGTCGGGCTCGATGGCCTGGCCCTGCCTGGCGCCCTGGAGCAGGCCGGGTTCGACCCGCCAGATGGGGGAGCCCAGCCAGCCGGGGCTGACCCGCAGGTGATGCTCCAGTTCAGTGACGACGGTGGCCAGCGCTGGAGTACGCCGCTGTGGCGCAGTGCCGGCCGCCTCGGGGAGCGCACGCGCCTGGTGCGCTGGCGCCGGCTGGGGCGCTGCCTGAGCGGGCAACGGACCTTTAAGGTGACGATCACGGACCCGGTATGCACGGCCCTGGTAGGGGCGAGGCTGGAGGTATCCTGATGCGCGACAACGTCATTTTCTGGCCCAAGGCCACGCCCTTGCCCATCCCCGTGGCCCGCGTGCTGGACGGCGCGGCCGAGTGTCAGGACGTGCTCATCCTGGGCACCGATGCGGACGGGGAGTTCTACGCGGCGGCCTCGCTGAGTGACAAGGCGACGTTGCTGTACTGGCTCGAGCAGTTCAGGCACAAGCTGCTCTCGGGAGATTACGATGGCTGAGAGGCTCGATCCCGTCCCCGTCAGGCAAGCGGTGGTGGACCGGGAGCCCCTGACGCTCACCGCGCCGTGGGTGAGGTGGCTCGAGGAACTGCGCCGCCAGCACCAACAGATGCAGGCCGAGATCGTGGATTTGCAACAACGTGTCGCCGCCCTCGAGGGGCCGTAGGAGGCAGCGGTGGCGCTTTTTTGGGTGCCTGGGCGTGGCCTCGTCGATGATCAGCAGGAAGACGTGCCAGCGTATGGCTTTCTGGATCTCCCCGATGGCACGCGGCTGGACTGGGGTGTCCAGGGCGTCGAGCGTCTCGCGGAATACACGCTGCCGGCGCAGTTTGGCGACCAGCGCTTCCAGTGGCGCCCTGGGGCCCACACCGAGGAGTGGCTGCCAGGCCTGTCGTCCTACGCGGTGGGCTATATCCCGCAACTCATCGACTGGGGGGAGGCCTCGCGAGCTGGGACGCTCCAGCCCCACGAGCGTGAGCAGTATGAGCAGATGCGCCAGCAGGCGCTCGCCATCCCGACGCGGGATTGGACGCAGCTTGAGGCCGGGTATCCGGGCGAGGGAGGCGACTGGAGCCGGTATCTCACGCCGTCATCACCCGACGCGGGCGCCATCATGCTCCAGCTCGACGACCGCATCCGCAGTGGCCAGGCCACCGGCCAGGAGCGGCAACTCTTTGACACGTTCCTGGCCCAGATGCGCAACCAGGACTGGCGCGCCAGTGTGCCGCAGGCCAGTGACGCCTTCAACCCGCTGTCCAACGAGTTCTTCATGGCCCTGGGGGCTCTGGGCGGGGCGGTCGGCGGGGCGGGTGCGTTCGGGGCCTTTGCTCCGGTGGCGGGGGCCGGGGCTGGCGCCGCGGGCGCCGCGAGTGCGGCGGCGCCCTCTGTCCTGGGGATACCGACCTCGACGCTGGCCACCATCGGCACGCTCGGGTCCTACGGCGGCACGGGCGCGGGCCTGCTCGGGAGTGTGACCGGCACGCCCTGGCTGCAAAAGCTCGGCCTGGGGCTCGGCGTAGCTGGGGGGCTCGCCGGCGGTCTGGCCGGGCTCGGCAACCTGGCGAGTACGGGCATCCGCAATCTGGGCGACGTGGCCAGGCTGGCCGGCAGTGCGGGACGGATCACCGGCGCCCTGGGCCGGGCGAGCGGGGTGCAGCCACTCCAGCAGGCGAGTCGGTATCTGGGGCTCGGGTCGCAGCTCGGCGGAGTGACGAACTTACTCAGTGCGGCACAGGGTGTGCAGGAGGGCGCGACACAGGCCCTGACGGAAGGAGGACGCATGGCGGAGTGGTATGACTTGTATCCGACCGATATGGCGAGTATGCCCTATGACGACTGGTCGCGGAATACCGCCTGGGAGACCTTCACGGGCTGGGGCGATCCCTACGGCCCGGGCTCCAGTGGTGACGTGGGCTTCACGGAGAGTGCTGGCGGCGGCGGCTGGCTGGGATCCGTCCTCGGCGGCCTGGGCGGGTTCCTCGGCAAGAACGCCTCGTGGCTCGGGCCGGCCGTGAGTGGGCTGACCTCGCTCGGGGCTGGGGCCGTCGGGGCCAACGCGGCGAGTGATGCGGCGCGGCTCCAGGCGGCCGCACTCAACCGAGGACTCGACTTGTCCACGGCGCAGTGGCTGGCGCAACAGGAACGCAGTGCCCCATGGATGGAAGCCGGCCGTGGGGCACTCGGGCAACTCCAAACTGTGCTTGGCCAGGGACAGCCGACACTCCAACAGATGAACCCGGTCAGCGCCAGTGCCTATGCCCTCCCGGGCGCCACACTCGGCTGGCGCCCCAGCACGTATGCGGGCTATACGCCAACCGATACTCCTAGCGCGGCGGGGTACAGGTATACGCCGCCCGGGACCATCAACCCGTCGCAGTATGCCTGGAATCCCCAGGCCGCGCTTGATCCGAGTCAGTACGCCTTCACTGCCCCAACGGGCGAGCACATACTGGCGCAAGACCCCGGAGTCGCCTTCAGACAATCGGAAGCACGCAAGGCCCTGGAAGCCTCAGCGGCGGCGCGGGGCGGATTATTGTCAGGGAGTACGCTGGCGGCGTTGCAGCGTCAGGGACAAGAGTTAGCCAGTACGGAGTATGCCAATGCCTATCAGCGCTGGCTTGGGGAAAACCAACTGCGCTACGGGCGCGGTCTGACGCAAACACAGGAGGACTATCAGCGCCAACTCACGGCAAATCAGTTGGGCTATGGTCGCGCCACGGAGCAACAGCAACTGGCCGCACAGCAAGGCTTACAGGCGGCTGGGTTCAATTGGCAGAGTGCGCTGCAGGAAGCGCAAGCGCGGGCGCAACAGCAACAATTCGGGTGGACCTCTGGCTTTCAGGCGCAGCAGCAGGGGCAGCGGGAGGCGCAGGAGTATGACGCCGATCTGTACAACCGCACATTGGCACAGAATCAGCTTCAGTACGGGCGGGATGTGGCGGAGCGGCAGGCCTACAATGACCTCTGGCTGCAACAATACAACGCGGCGCGGCTTGGCCAGCAAACCCAGGCCAACCAGTGGTCGAACCTGGCTGGCTTAGGCCAAACGACCCTTGGGCAATTGGGGCAATTGGGAGCCACCAATGCCCAGCAGATGGCCAATCTGTATGGACAAATGGGGTCTGCGCAAGGGTTATCGGCACTTGGCCCTGCGCTTTCCTGGCAACAAGCATTGAGCGGAGGGAGTTCGGCGATCGGGAATCTCCTTAAAGGTTTGAACGTGTAACAGCAAGCCGTTGACGGATGACCACAAAATATCTCTCGATGCGCGTGAGAATCTTGGCGGCTTGCCGTGTACCGAATCGTTGGATGAGCCAGGCCTGCGGCTCTTTGGTGCCCTTAGAATTGTTGCACCCGTTTTCTCCGTGGCAGAGAGGGATGGTATTGAGTGGTGTGGTCCCAGGACAATCAGGCGAGGAGAGAGGAATCCAATGATCCATCGCGATCACGGCGTCAAAGGCTTCCTCACGGCCGCAGACCGCACAGGCATAGTAAAAAAACTGGCGACAGAAACGTATATCTTCGGGGGTCAGCGTCCATGGCAACGCACGCTTCCGAAGACGCCGGGAGGTACAGTGGGCAAGGACGCGCTCTGGATTGGCAGCATTCCACAGTTTGTGCAGGAATTGCCGGCGGTCTTTGTTCGCATGGTACGACGCGCTTGCACGTGCCAACATGCGCGGCAGATTGGCGGCGTAGTAGCGTTGCCACAGGCGTGCTCGTTCTTCAGGATGGTGCGCATGATAGGCGTGGTCGTAGAGGGCCGCACAGGCTTTGCACTCGCTACGCCGGGCCTCGGGACTGCGTGTTGCTCCACGCAACTGCCGAAAAGCATCAAGCGGTTTCAGTACCCCACACTGCGAACAGACTTTATACGTGCCATCGACGATAGGGAAACGCCGTCCTTTGCGAAAGCCCTTTTTCCAGGCCTTGGTATAGGCGCGACGACACGTACGACAGGACAAACGGTTGCGTTCAAACGCTGCAACGGGTTTGGTTTCGCCACACTCACGGCAGGTTTTCTGGGTCGGTGTTACACTGGATTCAGCCATGGCCGCGTACCTCATCCGTACGGGGTGATGGTCAGTGCTCTAGGGTGTCTTCAGCATCCTAGAGCACGCTATCATATAGCCTAATTATACCTAAAAGGGCGCATTATGGCTACCCTGAGTGTGCTTGGTTCGTTGATGTCGCAACTCGGCTCTACGGCCATGCCGCAGTACGATCCGCTGGAGGTGGCGCGGCAGCAAAACTTCGTGCAGGGTGGGCGCGTCAACAACCAGACCGCGCTGCTCCAGCTTCAGGACCTCCAGCGCCAGCAGCAGACCGCCGAGCGGGTACGGGAGATGTATCGCCAGAACCCCACCCTGCTCTTTGGCGGCGGGGACCCACTCGCCCAGAGTCCCCTCGCCAGCCTGGGCGCGGGCGGCGCGATGACGCAGCAGGCCTTCGGCCCGGGCGGTGCGGGGGCGACGCAGCAGGTGCCGGGCTACCCAGATATGAGCCGCTTTGCCGGCGTGTCGCCCCAGAGTGGCGGCCCGATGCCGCCTGGGATGGCCCAGCAGTTCATGCCCACGGTGACGCCAGCCCAGAGCACGCTCGGCGCGCTGAGCCAGCCCCAGGGCAACCCGCTCGTGGCCCTGGCACGCACGGATCCGGACGCGGCGCAGGCCATCTACCAGCGCCAGCAGCAGATGCAGGAGTGGCGCCAGCAGCAGGACCTCAACCGCCTGACCATGGGCCTCAAAGTGGCAGAGTTCGTCGCCAACGAGTTTCAGGGCGTGACCGATCAGGCCTCGCTGGAGCAGGCCCGGGAGCGGGTGGCCCGGGTGCATCCGCAGGCGGCCGCCGCCCTGCCGCAGTGGTACACCAAGGAGGGCGTGGCCGCGGTGGTGCAGCGCGGGATGACGGCGAAGGACAATGCCGAGGCACGCCTGAAGAATGCCCAGGCGCAGACGTTCGAGACCGCCCAGACGTTGCTGCCGGAGACGCTCAAAGCCCTGCAAGGGGTCACGCAGCCAGGGACCGAGCCCACTCCTCCGCCGCCGCAAGCGTCCACCCCAGCGACGACCGCGACCCTTTCCCCGGCGTTTCGCACGAAGACCGGCGACATCGAGACGCGCCTGGGGATGCAATCAGGCGACTTGCTGCGCATTATGGACTTTGAGACCGGGGGCACCTTCAATCCGGCAGAGCCCAACAAGGCCGGCAGTGGGGCGACGGGCCTGATTCAGTTTATGCCCGACACCGCGAAAGCCCTGGGGACGACCACGGAGGCGCTGGCGAAGATGTCGCCAGAACAACAACTGGACTATGTCGAGAAATATCTGAGTCAGTACAAGGGCAAAATTGGCAACCTCCAGGATGCCTATATGGCGGTGCTCTATCCTGAGGCCATTGGGAAGAGCGGCAACTATAAGCTCTTTACCCAGGATACGAAGGCGTATGAGCAGAATGCGGCGCTCGATACCGACAAGAAAGGCTACGTCACGGTGAGTGATGCCGTGCGTGCGGTGCAGCGGGGCAGGGGGCTACGCGCCGCCAGCACGACCCCGGCGGCGCCCAGTGCCAATCCCGAGGTGCAGCGCTTGAGCCAGGGCATTGCGGGCGTGCAGCAGCTCATCAATACCTACTCGCTCATGCCGGGCATGAATGAGTACGCCGATAACTTACGGCAAAATGTGCTCGATCCCATGGTAAAACAGCGGGATCGGCTGGAAGATAGGGCCATTGCCGAGCGCAACCGCCTGGAGCCGAGCCCGGCACGCATCGCGGAGCAAGAAGCGGGGCGTGCCCTGGCGCCGATTGAACGCACCATGGCCGAAAGTCTGAGCACGAACAAGTCGATCTATAACAGCATCGGGAAGATGGAAAGCGTCATGCGCGAAGGTTCGCCGGATCTGCCAGCAGATTTTGTGAGCCTCGTCGCGGAAGATGCGCCTGGGATACGTGAGGCCTTAGAGCGGGATGATCCGAAACTGACGGGTATGCTTCAGCAGTGGTATACCAAGCTCAGCGCGGCCTCGAAAAATGATCCACGCGTGAATCGGTTCCTGTCGGCTCTGGCGCAGATTCGGGATCTCGTCATCTTTGAGCGCTCGGGCGGCTCGGTGACGGGGAATGAACTGACGCGGGCGACCGGGGCGTTTCTGGGCTCCCTCCCGAACGTCAATCAAGCGTTTTCGTTATTTATGCAGAACCTGGCGAATGTGAAAGAGACGGTGACCGATCGCTTGGTCACCATGGGCGCCAGTGTGCGGCCGCTCTCAGGCGGCAAAGCGGTGTATGGCGGCTTGCCGAAAGAGGTACGCGAGCGTATTGAAGCCTACGAACGAGGCGAGGAGTACACCCCGAAGCGGACAGCACAGGCTGCACCCGTGCAAGGGCGCGGGCGGGTCGCTGGTCCTGTGCGACAGGTGGATTGACAATGCCTTGGCAGATATGCGATAACATGCAGGTGGACTTAGGTGGGACTAGAGAGTTGCACCCCTCTAGTCCCTATGTCATACCCTGTGAGATAGGGCATGAGCATGTCGGTATCCATTTTAGCAGCCATCCGCAGCCATCCGCAACTCAAAGGTTCGCTGAAACTGACCGCCCTCGAATTAGCGCACCTGGCCAGCCGTTCTGGTGTCGTACGCATCTCCTATGGCCTGCTCGCCCGCAAAACCGGCCAGAGTATCAAAACGATGATTCGCCATGTGCACCGTCTGGTAGCCCTGGGGCTCGTCGTCAAGCATACCATGCGCCTGACGTTCACGCGCTTTGCCGTCAATCAGTATCGTTTCCTTGTCGGCGTCGAGACCTTGCACAAACGTTCTACTCCCACTCTGGGGCAAGCGTATCCCACAGAGGGAAAAAATCTTCGCGCGCGCGAGGACATACCCCAAAAACCGCCCACAGTGCCCCAGGAGATACGCAGGTGGCTGGAGCGCTTCAGTACCCTGGTGGGACTTTCGGACGCCTTCACACGGGCGCTAGGTGGCTTCGAGCAGGAGGAGGACTGTATGCCACGCTTTGATGTGCCGATGGAAGATGGCAAGGTCTACCGTGTCGAGGCGACCGATGCCAATGATGCGACACGTAAAGTCCTCGATGGGCAGGGCACCGAAGTGCCGCAACCGGTACGGCCTGCTCCAGGCGAAGGCCCGGTGTTCAGTCCCCCACGTCCCGAGCCGCCGAGTGGTGGCACGGTCTCCATTCCCCGCCAGCCGACGCCACAGGCACCCGGACAACAGCCCGGATTGATTGACCCGGTCATTGACTGGTTTGCCCAAAATGTGGTTCCTGGTGGTGTGGACATTGCCAAAAAGGGCCTCATCCCTACCGCCACGAGCCAGGCCTTGCGCTATGGGGGGGCAGCCGTTCCTGGCCTGCGGCTCTTACCGCCCGAGGCCCGTGAAGGTCTTGGGAGTATGGTCGGTACCGGCGTCAACATGGCACTCGGGATTGAAGAGCCCTCGCTGACCAATCTGGCGGTGTCCGCGGTGACGCCGGTCAGCACGAGGGGCACGGCACGCCAGGTCGTCAAGCGCCTGCCAGGGGCAGCAGCCGCCGGGGCCGCCGGCTTTGCGGAGGAAGCGGCGGACATTCCCCTGCGCCTCAGTCGTGGCGTGCAACAGGCCGATGTGGATAAGTTCTTCACTGGGGCACGAGCGCTCAATACCGATGTCCCTATGACCGCGACACAGAGCACGATGCAACGCCTGCTGCAAGCAGAGGCAGATGTCGAGGTTCCTGCCCTGCAATTTACGGAGATTCAGAACATGTCGCGGCAGATGAACGCGGCCCTGGGTCGGCGTGGTGGACAGGTGCCGGTCTCACAACTGGACGAGTGGCGGCGGCGGATTGGTGCCAGGATTAACGTGGCGGAAAACAGTGAAGAGCAAACCGCCCTGCGGGCCATGTATGCCGGGATTATGACGGACCTGGAGCAGGCCGCTGCTCAGATGCCCGGGGATGCGGCCGATCAGTTACGGCAAGGCATTGCCCAGTCCAGGCGGCTCTTTGCGGCGGATGATTTGTCGAAGGTGATCACAGGAGCGACAGCAGCGCCACGCGAGGTGGACGAATTCCAGCGGGTCAACTTTGGGCGGATCATCAAAACGTTGGAGAATCCACGCGGGGAGCAACAGCATCTGCTGGCAGATTTCCTGGAGCAGCATCCCCAGGAGAAAGCCGAGGTGTTAGCGCTTCTCCACGATATGAATACACGCAATGTGGCCCTCCTGCCGCCCAAGGGCCGGCAGTACGGCTCCGGGGGCTTCTGGGCCACGTCTGGCAAGGGTTTTTTGGCCACGAAGGCGCTCAATACCGTGCTCGGAGAGGAAGTCATAGACCCCACAACAGGCGGCATGCTGGCCGGCGCGGGGGGCGAGATGATCTCGCGCCTGTTGATGACGAAACCGGGCCGCACCATGCTCAAGCAGATGTATACGGAAACTGGCACGCTCAACCTGACAGACCTCGCGACGCAGTATCTGGGACAGACGACCCGGGCCAATGCCCCGCAGGCGGTGGACTGGTTCAGCGGCAAGCGTCCAACCCGGGCACAAGCTGTTACGCCGCGGCCTTACTGATGCAGGCGCTCGTACGCTTTCCCACACAGTTCGTCGAGGGCGCTCAGAGCAAAGAACAGGCCCAGCAGCCAGGCGCCGACGTCCGGACGACCCAGACAGAGGAGGGCGATCCCGAGGCACAGCAGCACGAATCCGCTCTCATCGAGGAGCACCCAGAGCGGGACATAGAGGGCGGCGCCGACGACGAGGGCAAGATGCCAGAGAGAGGCGGCGATGGTCAGCATGGCCCCCTCCTAGCGCCCGTTGGGCCGGTTGAGGAGGTCTTTGACCGCGGCGAGCGTGGTGTCAAGGCGCTCCAGGAGGGCTTCATGCCGGGCGAGCACCTCATCATGCTGGAGGGTGCGCTCCAGCAGCGTGGTCAGCAGGCGTCCGTCGCGTTCTCGTGTGCGCTGCTGTGTCCGCAGCGTCTCATTGAGCGTGGCGAGGGCCTGGCGCGTCATGTCATTGATGGCCATCTGTTGCTCCTGGAGCCGTTCCAGGAGATCAAGACGGTCTGGAATGTTCGGTGATGGGGACATGGGGCAACCTCCAATCAGGTTGAGGGATACGCCGAGCCGCGGTGCGGATTGGCGCGCTGCGCTTACGAGGGGGATCAGCCCTACTCGGCAGCATCAGAGTATAGCATACGTATCGACAGGTTACCGACCACACTTGAGCAGAAAGCGCACGTTTGACATGCTCCCCGCCGTAAACGGCGGAGATTCCCGGGATCAACTCCCGGTTCCTGTTTCGTCGAGACTGCCCACGGGGACATGCGCTTGGTTTTCGCTGCATGAAATTCCCCTTTGGGGATTTTTACGGTGGCGAGCCAACCCATATCCCCGCAGGTCTCACGTTCTCTCGGCAGGCGTGACTTCCCCAGTGCCCCTGGGTAGAGGTGTTGTCCGGCGGAGGCAACCAGTGCCGCAGCAGATTAAGGACGACCTGAAGAAAGTGTACCTAGTATATTGTTCCCTATACAACCCCCTGTGCCTACGGCAGGAGGAATTGGCGACACGCCAACAGGGAATTGGCCTACGGCCAACCCTTTTTCCTCCCCGCCCTCAACGGCGGGGTTCCCAAAAGGTAGGAATCTGATGGCTGAGACCGTCACGCTCATCTTCCCCTGGCCAGGCTTCCAGGCCGTGAAAAATGGGCAACCGCTCATTGGCGGCAAGCTCTACACGTACCAGGCCGAGACCAGTACGCCGAAAGCGGCCTACCTCGATAGCGGCTTTGTGACGCCGCAGACCAACCCCATTGTGTTGGACGACCAGGGGAGAGCGGAAATCTGGCTGAACGGCTACTATCACTTGCGTCTGACCGACGCCGAGGATGTCCTGCTCTGGGATATTGCGTCGTTTACCTTTGAGACGGGCATTGCCCCCCCGCCAGGAGAAATCATCATGGGTTCGACCGATGCCACCGTGAGTGTCGTCGCGGGCACGGGCCAGATCAGTGTGCCGGGCCTCGCCAGCGCCGGCTACCGTATCCATGGGGTGACGTGGACGATTACGGAGGACTTCGGAACGTCCTCCGGGCTCACGGCCGTGGTGCTGGGCGATAGTCTGCTGGTGGATCGCTGGGGTGCGCCCCCCGCCCTCGTGGCCGGGACCACCGGGGGCCAGCTCGGGTTTCACAGTGGCGATGAACCGGTGACGGCGCCGGCCGGGTACGTCATTCTGGTGTCGGCCCTCGGGGGGAACTTCGACACGCAGGGCGAAATCCATCTCACGTGCTTCTGGTCCAGTTTACCGGCCGACGTGCCGTAGGAGAGCGCGATGGCGTCCACGCATACCCAGCCCGATGTGATGGCAGAGCTCATGGCCCGCGAGGGCGATCTACTGCCGCCGGTCATCCTGAGTACCAATCCGGTGGTGCCAGCCAGCAGTATGACGCTGGCGCCCTTTACCACGCTCGGCTACGTCAAAGGGGCGGCCGGCACGCTGCTGTCGTACGTCGAGCAGCCGGCGGCGAGTGTCACCCTCTCCGGCTCCAATGGCACGTACTGGCTGGCGCTGCACCGCGATCTGACGACGCCCGTGGCGAGTTGGACCAGGCGGGCCGGCAGTCACTATCTGTGGCAATTTGCCGGCGCACAACCCGCCGATCCCGATGGGGCCCTGGTGTTCGCGTCGGTGACGGTCGCCGGGGTGATTACCGCTGTCACCCCCCTCGCCAGTCGCACCCCATTGGCGGCGGGCTGGCGCACCCACCTGGGCCTGGGCACCATGGCCACGCAGGACGCCACCGCCGTGGCGATTACGGGGGGGACGGCGACGCTGGCGACGCTGACCACGACGGGGGGCACGGGCGCGAGCCTGTTCGTGCAGAATAACCCGGTGGATAACGCCATAGCGTTCTACACCGATCAAGCGGCGGGGCCGGGGCGCTATGCGGTCTTTGCGGCAGGCACGGCGCCGTCGGTGTTGAGTGGCACGCTGTCCGTCACCGGCAACGTGGCCATCAACGCCGCGGTGGGCACGGAGAAGCTGCGGATTGATTTCGCCAGTGGCGGCTACGCGCTGTATCTGCGGGCTCTCAATACTGGCACGGTGTTCCCCGTCAACTTTGCCAACAGCGCCAATACCAGCGTGGGTTCGATCTCGACGACCGATACGAGCACGGCCTACAACACCTCCTCAGACACCCGCCTCAAGGAAGCCATCCAGCCCCTCACGGACGCCCTCGCCACGGTGGCAGCGCTGCGCCCTGTGCGCTATAGGTGGCAAGCCGATGCGTCGCCAGGCGAAGGCTTCCTCGCGCACGAACTGATGCAGCATGTGCCGCTGGCGGTGAGCGGGCTGCCGGATGAGGTGAACCCTGACGGCTCGGTGAAGCCCCAGCAGGTCGATCACTCGAAAATTATTGTGCACCTCGTTGGTGCGATCCAAGAGTTGCTGGCGCGGGTTGAGACGCTTGAAGCCGCGCTGGCCTAACGCTGCTGGAGCAGGCGCATCTGGGCCTGGTCAGATACCCCGGCATGAATGCCGGAGCTTGTAGGAGCCCTGCGGGCTCCCCACGCTGCAAAAGCGTGGCAACCCCACGGACCACGAGGTCGACTGACTTGCGACCCCAATATTTGAAGGCAGCAGATACTGCGATCAACCGAACGTATTTTACGCGGCAACGGATTGCTTGCCGCAACGCCCTATACGTTATCAAAGAGCGTAGCGGTTCTCTCCCAAGGGAGTGTCTTGCTCTGAGACAAGTGTACCTAGTGTTTTGTAACCTATGCGAATCTTTGTTGGGCTGCGCCCACTGGGAATTGGTGCGCGTTGGCACCAACGTGCTGTCCCTCCCCGGTCTCAACGCCGGGGCTTCCCGCACGATCTTGGTGATCTTTGAGGAGGGCATCGTGTTTGACTTGCGACTGGCGCAGATCCCGACGCATATCGTTCATAAAGAGGGTGAACTGGATGAGCGCCCAGAGGAGACCTCCAGCAAGGAGCAGGCGTAACGTCAAATCGGCCCAAAAGTTGATCGTGTCACGACGTTCTGGGGACATGAGACAACCTCCATACAGGTTGATGTTGGGGCGTGCCGTATGGAGCACTGCGCGGGAGCGACCCGCTACCCCAACGACACACGATACCATAATTATATCACACTATACTAGGAAAAAGCTATGCCACTCTCACAACTGGAACGGGACGTGATCGCCAAAGGCTGCGCCACCTGCAAGCAGGTCCTCCTTGATTTGCAGCCCAAAATTGCGGCGATGAACGAGATCTACAATGCGGCTGGTGGGGCCTCAAGCACCATCACGCAAGCAGAACTCGATGAAGAAGCGGCGCTGTCGGGCTTGACCAAAGCCCAGTTGGACGACGCACTCTACGCCCTCACGTCCGGGATTCTCCCGGCGATTGTGACTGGATACACAGCCTTGAGTCAGCTCGCGGCCCGCACCCTCTAGGCCCCAGGGAGGGGCCGCGCCATGGCCGAGGACGCCGCCGCCAGCCCGGAGCCGAAACCGCCCCTGCCGTGGTGGCAGACCCTGCTGACCACGCCGGCCCTCCTGGTGCTGCTGGGCGGCGGCATTGGCACCGCCGTGCCCGCCGTGTGGACCGAGCTGAAAGCGTGGAAAAAAGGGGTCGAGTCCTCGCAGCTCGCCTTGCTTGCCGAGCAGCAGCAGCTCTGGACCCGGAACCTCGGCTGTGCCGGGGTGGGCACGACGTGGGAAAATGATCTCCCGGGCGGCGTCGTCCTGAAGCTCTCGATCTGTCCCTCGGGCGATCTGTTGGTGCGCTGGTTTTACCCCGGCAACGGCGAGCCGCCGCAGCCACGCTACCGCTGGCTCAGGGCGCCACCGCCGTAGCCCCCCGCTGCCGCTCCCGCATATACGCCCGACACGCCGCACACCGCGCATAGGGCCGCTCCACGTCCACGTTGGCGCACTGCACGCAGCGCCCGGCCTGGCGCAGCCGGTCGTACCTGGTGCGCTGATAGACGCGATTCCAGGCCAGACACCGGGCGCAGTGGCGGCGCGCGCGTTGGCAGGGCTGGCCACACCAGGGGCAGCGACCCCGGCGCTTGTACAGGGCCCGGTCACGGGCGCGGGCCACTTAGAGTCCCTCGCGCTCTAACACACGACCGACGCGGAACGGCTCCGCGAGATCGGGTTCGTCCGTCAGCAGAAAACTGAGGTGGTCGTTGGTCGGGTCGCGCAGGATCAGCGTCACGCGCGTGCCGAGTTGGGGGATGCCCCACTCGGCACAGAGGGCTTTGATCGCGTCCACGTGCTGCGCGAGTTCCTGGCGAAACAGCGCGTGGTTGAGGTTGATGCCCTCGCTCATCGCTCTCCCTCCTGTGGTACGCATTCCAGCGCTATTTTGCCAGCAGCCCCTAATTCCCCACGACAGGTCAGCGCCCCTGGCCCAGGCTGCGGCGGCTCGGGCTCGGGCGGCGGCTGGCGGTCCCAGCGGCACTGATCGGGGATGGCCTGCCCCACCACTTGCGCAATCTCCTGTGTCACGTCGAGGGCCGGATACCCGGCGGCGACGAGGGCGTCAGACACCCGCCTATCCATCGCCCAGGGCCACAGCGGCTGCGTGGTGGGCTGGCCGTTGACGTAGCGATAGCACAGCCCGGGACTGGCTACGCTCTCCGTCCAGACGTTCTTGCCCGCGCCAATGGCTTCGGCGATGCTCCGCCCCTGCTGCAAATTGTGCGGCGTCCACGACACGCTGAACGTGCCCGGCGTGCCGGTAATCCCGACGCTGTCCTCGATGCGGTTGTTGCTCCCCTGGAGACAGCCGGGGTCACTACACTCGACAAAGTAAAACCCCATGCTCTCGGCAAACAGCGGGTGGCTCGGCGCCACCACCGCCAGGTTATGCCGGGCGCGGTAGTTCTGGGTGGGATGAAAGTCCCCCTGTTGGGCGTGACTCCCCCCGTCCACGTACCCGGTAAAGAGGCGTCTGGGCGGCTCGGCACTGGTCGGGGTGAGGTACGCGATACTCCCGTACCACTGGCTATCGACCGTCGACCACACGGCGCCCACGCCCTCCGGCGAGGTATTGCGCGCGCTGGTGTAGTGCCAGGTGAGCCAGAGGTTTTCGAACAGCAAGCGGTCCTGCCCGTAGCCGAGAATCGCCGACGCCGAGGGGTTACTGGTCTGGTGGCCGTTGCCCTCCCAGCGGATCCAGGCGCGGCGCACGATATTGCCCCCGCACGCCTCCTGGGTGGCGCTGATCGGGTAGCGCGCCGTGCCGAAGTGGGCGATATCTTCGAACACATTGCGACAGCCCGTGACGCGGAAGCCGCCATCCCCGCCCTGGCCGGCATTCCAGGCCACGACGGCCTTGACGTAGCCGTCAGAGCCGCGCATCGCCACGTTGTAATTGTCGCCACAGCAGGCGTTGAGGCCGTAGAGGCCGATCCAGTCGCCCAGGACGTCCACGGGCCGGGCGCTATCGCCGCCGTCAATCAGCACGGTGCCAGGCTGCTCGGCGCGAATCCAGATGCGGCTGGCGCTGGTGCCGTTGACGGTATCCGGCACGACGACGCGGCCAGAGCCCTGCGTGTAGTGGCCCGGCAGGAGGCACAGCGTCCGGCCGGGCTGGGCGAGGGACGGGTTTTCGGTCCAGGTGCGGACCGGACAGGGGGCGTCGCGTGTGCAGGCAGCGCCGGTGCCGGTGTGGCTGGCGAAGTGCGTGCAGCCAGGCACCGTGTCCACGACGCGCGGCAGACGGCGATTGTGGGTGGCCAGCGCGGGGGTGGCGCAGAGGAGAAGCAGGAGCACAAGAGACGTGGCGACACGGCGACGCGGGGACATAGGGATGGGGGACATAGGGCCTCCTAGAAGAGAACGTCGGCCGGAAGGAACCCGGCGAGCCAGGCCCACCACGCCGCCAGGGCGAGTGCGATGAGCACACAGAGCAACGCATGCACGGGCAGCATCAGAGCGTCTCCTCGCTCTGGCGCACCCGCCCCACCGCCACCAGCCGGGCCATCTGCGCGACCTGGCGCGGGGTGAGGGTGAGGGACGGCGGGTCGTCGTCCAGCCAGGTGCGGTGATATTCGTTGCCGGCAAAATTCTGCACCAGACACTCGGCACAGAACGGGTTGCTGGAGTCGGCATGGCCGGCGCAGGGAAAATTACAAATAGAACAATTAGTCATATTTACGTGTTCTCCCTTTGATAATGCTTCGCATGGTATTAATGCCGACATGAAAACGGCGCGCGAGTGCGACACAACTCATCCCACTGGCATAGAGGTCGCGAATGTCTCGGACCTGGCGTGCAGAGAGTCGGCGTGCTTGCTGCAAAGATGGCGATGCTAATGTGACATGAGTATACCCGCGTACAATACGCCATATGGTGGCCTGGGCAACATGATATTGCTGCGCAAGTGCCCGTTGCGTTACCCCGTGCGCTGCCTGTTGCCGTATGCTGTAGACTTCCAGATCTGTAAGTCACTCCGTCGTTTACGGCGGAGTGACTTACTGAAACAGATGAACGAGAATACAAAAAAATTAGCCGATCCGGTAGTACGTAAATTCAACTCCACCAGACTCAGCCACATCCTCCCGACGAAGGAGAAACCCCTGCTCCCAGAGCTGCTTGAACTTCGTACTCGCATTGGCGATCGACATTTTCGGTGTGGCGGCGGCAAATTCCGTGGCTCTTGTCTGTCCTCGCTCCAGTGCGAACTTCAATGCGCCTAGATTACCCCGGCTGGGTTCCACCCCAATTACACGCCCTTTTTTGCCTTTCCATACCATTATCGGTTGGCCTTTGCGCGTAGCGCCCGCGTCCCAGTTCTCCAGCATATCCTGGTCCGTAAGATCGACCAAACAAAAACCCTTGTTGCAACGGTAACGGTGCGCAAGTTCGATTATGGTCTCAGAGGCGAACGAGATGTCTACCCGTTTTACCCCCTCAAGCGACACCTTGAAAATCAGGACGCCTGGCGTGGCCTCGACGAAAGCAATCAGCTTTTGATAGACTCTCCGCCCTTGCTCTCGGCCCCAGCCTTCTTGAGTACTCATAAAATCATACAGTTGTATCATCGTTGAGTTCTCGTTCATTGAACACAGTAAAGCAGAATTATCGCCTTGTGTCAAGGCGGAATGTGAAACAGATATGCGTGCCCCAAAGGAGAGGAAGGTTTTCGTAGCAATAGGCTGTATTGGGTTGATAGACTTCCCTTTTCGGGGTCAGCAGAACGCGGATATTCGGAAGCCGTACATCCAGCTCAGCCTTGTATTTCATGGCCTTCGCCGCGCTTCCTTGGAGCCCACAGCCACGGTCAGCACCATGGCGGGATAGGCCTTGACGAAAGATTTCCACCAGAAGCTCCGTGTCCGATAACCGGTCGAGGGCGGGGAATTCATGCTTCAGTGCTGGCCTGAGCGTGCTCATGATTCCAATACCGCTGTCCGACACGGCGACCTGTAAGCTGTTCCCGTTGGGGTACAGTTGAAGGGCGGCGTAGCCGTCGAGCGGTGT